AGGAATGTTTTGTAATCAGTGTCAGACTTAATGTTGTTGGTAACATATTGCTTAAACTGATCTTTCTGTAAGTTGATGTTGCGGTTGGCAGTATCTGCTTCTGCTTGGGTGTTATACTCATTCCCAAACTGATCTTTGAACTTGGGGGGAGGAGGAGTAAAGAATTGTTGTTGTTGTCCACTATCACTGTCACTTGTTTGTGTAGGTCTTGATTGAATTACTTCAGGTCTTGTCTCAAAATCACCTTGGTCTGGTTTTTCTGGAGGTTCATTGCTTCCAGTAAACTCACCTGAATACTTTTCTGCTTCGTCTTCCTGATAACTCCGAATCGGCCCCCCACCTACACCAAAACCCTGAGTTCCAGGAATCGGTTGTCCAGACCCTCCTGCTTCACGGAGCATCTGTGCTTCCCCCTGATTGATAAATGCCAGACCCTCTCCTCTGGTTTGTTGAAGAAGTCTTGCAAGTCTCAGGAGTTCGTCATCAGTCAACCCACCGGGGTTCATCTGTGTATTCATCATGGCTTAGACCAGTTTTTGTTGTGGCAATGATGCAGGAGTATTCTTTATTCCCACTTCTAGCATTAAATTTGTAATTGAGTAGGCTTCCCCAGGATTAGAGGAAACCGTATCTGACAGTTCAAAACGGACAGAATTCACCTTCTGACGAGCAAGGTGCATGGAGAACTGGTACACCCCTGATGCAATACGGTTGGTCCCAGATCCGTAGTATTCAGAACCATAAGGACTCTCATCTCCATACTCGTTTTGTCCTGTGGCAGTCCTGAAATCAAAGGTGTGTTTTTCGTTGTAAAACTGCTCGAAATCGTAGGCAACCCGTGCCTGAAGGATGTGGTTTGACTTATAATCTCCTAGAACCAGTGCTCTCCTCACCCTCTGCAGACCCTGAACACTGGAGGGTTTGATCCATGCCGTTGTGAGTTTGAGGGCTACCTGTGCATCCACATCTGTGTATTTGGTGGAGTCTTCCTGGTAGACCAGACCCCCAGAAGTTCTGAGGTAGGTGTAATTATCCGTTGCCCTCCAAATGACTGCACCTGTCCCTGAGTGATTGGTGAAGGTACTCCACTTTCCATAATAGAAGTCATAGACCAGACAGGGACCACTCTGAGTGGTGAACCTGACTTGAGAACTGTCTGCCACCATGACTGCACTGGTGATGGTCTCAGAGTTGTAGGTCTCAACTGCTGCTCCCACATAAGCAGTCTCCAGTTTGCGGTCCAAGAGATAGATCCCCTTCTGAGACATGAACATGATCCCCAAAGGTGTGAGCACTACACTGTCCAGTGTGATGCACCCCACATCTGATGTGACCAACTGAGGTTCTGAGAAGTTGTTCTGCAGTCCTGCAGGGGTGGGTCCATCACCTGTGATGTAGAAGATCCTCTGTGGTTCAAAGATGATTAGTTTCTCATCCATCTCGATCAAAGCAGTGACCTTCTCTGCTTTGTTCATGACGATGGTGAAAACATCTGAGAACTCCACTGGAGACTTGGCTTCCCTCTTCTTGGAGTAATAGAGCAGTTTGGGATTCTCTGAAGAGACTGCAAACAGACGGTTATTGAAGGTGCCAAGAACTGAGGTTGCAGGAGGACTGATGTTCTCCACAATTCCTCCGTTGGTGTAGAGTAACTCCTTGGCTAATAACTGTGTGTCTGAGATAGATCCTTCATCTGTAAAGGTTACAGAATCCACAGAGGTGTCATTTGCAACACTACCCACCTTGTAGAACAAAGTCCCATTGTTCTGAGTTCTGTAAACCTCACAATTGACAGAGGTGTGTTCTGTAATCCTCAGAGTGGGTATGGTCAGTGTGACTTTGAGGTTTCCCCCTGAAGGAGATCCTGTGACTGCCACAGAGGGTGCAGACCTGTGGATCTGACCCCGTGAGTCTGTGTGGACATAGATCACTCTGAACTGGTAAGACCCCCCAGATGTGAGGGAACCACCACTTGCCAAGGCTGCAGTGACATTCTCAGGAAACAGGTGAAACCCATGCTCCTCAATGTTCTGTGAGTCATAAGCACTGACAAACCCCCCTGCAATGTGAAGATTCTCACCCAACTCCAGACCCTGAAAAGATGCAGATTGGGTGAAGTCCACTGTAGAAAGACTGATTCCTTTCAGACTATAAACATCATCATCCCTGCTTACTAAACGGGTTTTGACCTGAGATGGAAACTTAAAGATTCCAGTGCTCGCATCATCTGTTACGAAGCACAATGTAGAGTCTCCTGGAAGTCCTCCTGCTACACTGGTCTGCATCTTTGCTACCACCAGACCTGTGGTATCCATCAGGAAATAGGTACTCTGCAAATCTGATGCGTGGACTACCACCATGTAAGTCTTGGAGTTGTAATAGAACCCCTTGGATGCTAGTCCCACACTTCTCTTAATGACTGAAGCAGACCCTATTGAAGATGCACTGACATCATAGGTTGCCTTCTTTACCAAGTGGTCATAATCATTCGTGGCATCATGCTCATAAAGAACGACAATATCAGTCCCATCTGTGGTCAAAGACACACGGGGGATCACGGTACTGGTACCCTCCACTGTCTCTGTGTCCACTGCAGTGAGATCAAAAATCAACCTTGTTAGTTTAAGACCTGCACTCCCGGCATCTGTGCTATATGCCACATAGATGTCATTGTCATTATTAGGGTCTTTGAAGACTGCCAGAGAGTCTTTGGGATCTGATGCTATTGTGGCAGGAGAACTGTAACCGTTTGCAGGACCACCAACGGTCCCTTCTGAAGAGATATAGGCAACCTGTACTTGACTAGAAGCATTTCTGTAAGCAAAGACTGCATCCTTGGCATTGTATTTTGTAACGTCCAGTTGTTGCCCACTGGTTGCTGCATTGGATGCTAATTGCGTTGCAGACTCAAAAATAGTTGGGTTCTCATTGTCAATCAGTCTGATGTCTATATCATCATCAGAGTCCTCAACATAAACCACCCCAAGTCTGCCATCTAATTCTACTACACGGGGTAGTTTTGCCGTGGTGGAGATCGAAGTATTGTTCTGCAGGAATGCACCACTGGTAGCATCAATGACTGATGCTCTGACTCCTCCTTGAGTATCCTCCCATGCTATGCAGTACAGACCATTGCCATAAGCAATGTCTGGAGAGGATTGCTCAAAATCATTTCGTATGATGTCCTCAGAGGACACATTGACACTGAGAGATCCACCCTTATCTACCCACTCATCTCTTCCATCAACATAGGAATACAGTTCTGAGTTAGAGAAAAGCAGCAACTCATCCTGGAATGTGGAGAGTGCATCTCCAGAACTGATTGAGGAGGTAGACCCAGAGATAGAACGACTGAGTTTAGAGTACCCATTCCTCTTGGTAATGGTGGACCCTTTGGTGAAAACTCCGTTTTCCAGTTCTGTCAGTTTTGTTGGCAGAACCATCTTCTGATCTGTCTTGGTGTCAAGAGAACCAGACAGATCTACAGGGATGAGTGCTTTATCCAGTGGCATCAGAGGTAGCAACCTTGAGATCAGGTTTATTGCTTTCCTCTTCTTGCATTAATAAAATCTCTTCCATGCCGAGTAAACGGTGCAATCGTGCTTCTATTTGTGGAACTTTTGCCAGTTCATTCTTTGTTTGATTTATTTCTTTTTGGATCTCTTCTAATGTCATTTATGCTCCTTCTAAAGCGGTTACTTTTGCTGAAAGTTCTTTAACTGCTTCAACTAACATTGGGATAATATATTTTTCATTTACAGTAAGAGGATTTTCTATAGTTAAATCACCAACTATAACCGAATCAGTTGTAAAAGAATTCACAAGATTTGCGTCAATTGATTGAACATCTTGAGCAATCAGACCATAAGAAATTCTACCATCATTTTCATCGCAAAAGCCTGGTATCCAATTAAATTGAACTCCTTGCATCTGATTAATTTTATTAAGTGAATTAGTTAGGTTTACAATATTTTCTTTAAGTCTTTGATCAGAAGCATTGTAAATTGCAGTACCGTTACCAGGAACACCAATGTTGCCATTGTTGGCAATAGTCATTCTTCTGGCTTTATCACCAAATTTGTCAGTGTTTACGTCTTGAACGTAAAAGTTCATATCACCTCTGGACTGCAAACCTAATTGAATCCCAGACGAATTAAAAATTCCACAATTATCATTACCACCAATAGCAATTGCCCCCATACCAGTGGTTTCTGTAGATGTCACTTGTACTGTTGCGACATTTGTACTTGATGTGCCTGTACCAACATTAGGGTCAAACGATGGGCCAATTATCCTTATTCTTCTATTTCCAGGGGCATCTGTTCCAATCCCAACATTTTGATTCCCATCAATATACAGAGCATCCACATCTGCCCCGCTACGCAATGCTAAAACACCTCCAGATTGGAGCGTTCCAACATTCAATTTATTCAAATTTTGTCTGTAAAATAACGCTGCGCCTTGATTGGATGAAGGACTCCCAAAAACTAACCGTGCAGATGAATCGTCTGGAGTTAATATCGATATGCCTGCAACTCCATTGCTTTCCAAAATGAGATCGTCAGCTTCAGTCCATGCCGTAACTGACCCTGCTGACCCAATTTTCACATCCAATTTTGCTTCAGGAGCATTCGTTCCAATTCCAACATTTCCATTTTGGTCAATCCGCATCCTCTCATCAGGGGTATCACTAGCATCTGAAGTCCAAAAACTAATAACACCATCATCTTTGTTACTCGTATCTGCTCCTGACTCAAAAACAATTTTTGCAACTGGAGAAGAATCGTCATCCCAATTACCAATAATTTGCCCTAGAAAATTGTCTGCGCTATTTGTTTTTCCTTGTAAAGTAATTATCGGTGAATAACCAACGTCTGTGTTTACTAATTTGAATTGTGCATTTTGTGTCGATTCTAAATGTAAAAGTGTTCCAGGTGCTGCCGTTCCTATTCCTATCCGATTATTTGAGGCATCGATTGACAATGTATTACTGTCAAAATTAAGAGCATCAACTGCACCGTTTAGGGTAACATCTACCGTCTGAGCGGAGAGGTCTAGGGTTCCTGCATTAAGGTTAATTGCAGTCCCAGAATTGATATTAAGATCCGTGCCATCTCCGTAAATGTACTCACCTCCTTTGTCAAAAAAGTAGAGTCTGCGGTCATCTGCCATTCTGACAACCTCGTTGCCGTCATACTGTTTAAAAATCGTGTCCTTGGCGTCTACTTCGTTCTCAATGACCAGATCAGAAGAGGAGTTGCTAATCTTACCGATTGCGGTTCCATTATCCTTGAAAGTCAGGACTCCAGAGTTTGAGTCCAGATTGATGTCACCTTCAGCATCTAAAGTTATCGTGTTTGACCCACCAGTTGCAGCAATGGAGATATTTCCACCAAAAGAG